TGCCCGATGTAACATAAGTCGTGTCATTACGCGGATTACGCACGGCCTGTGGATCATCTACTGGAAACATACCCAACTGCAACTGCGGTTGATCCGGGTCCCAGCACTCAGGACACACCAAAAGGTTGTATTCCTTAAGCTTGATAATCTCTTTCTTTAGCTGTTTCAGTTTATACCGTTGCCCACAGCGATCGCACTCTGCAATCGCCCTTTTTCCTGACGCAAATCTATTGCCCATAACTTAATTTATAAACATCTGACGTGGGACGAACCGCGACGCCGCTGATTCCCTGTCCTCCGTTGCAGCAAACTGCCATGCTTCGTCGTACTGTGCTTTGAGGATGTCCAGCCGCATAGCCCCGTTAGGGACCTTCAGCGCCAAGTAGTAGGCCAAACCTGCAACCATGCAGGGTAAGAACCGGAAAGGTACATCCATTGTGTTTACACCGTTACCTGCATCGTCAATACGGCGCATGCGGTAATAAACTAATTGGTAAGTAGTAGTGTTGTCTGGGGTAGGCCATACCGTTACGCAGGGTAAGTTCTGCGCGTATACGGGAGTTCCGTTGATGTGCGACGCCGCAGTGGTGTAAGCCTGTCCACGGTAGCAATATAGAAGTTGAGTGCCAGAAACAGCGCCGTAGAAGATAATCTCTGACTCAATCATTACAAAGCCAGATGTAGCCAAACCTACTGTAGTAGCTACACTAATCGTAGTGTCTGTAGCTGTGATTGCGCTTGTCAAAACTGTACCAATAGCTGACCGCTCACCGTCAAGCCGCTGTATCCAAATCTGAATGGGGCGAGCTTGCTGAAGTTTGTTAGGGATCGTAGCGTAGGTAGACACACTAATACGTGTGATTGTTAGGTCCGCTTGTGTCGAGGCAGTGCCTGCGCCAGTACGTATAACGTGCTCTAAAAGGTCTACGGTGTCCACGGGTAGAGCATAAGTAGATAAGCCCGGAGTCAAGGTAATCGTCCCCTGCTCAAACGTCCACATGTTTACACCACGATTGGCCCAGTCTGCAAATAAAAGATTAAGGGAACGGCGAGCTGTCTTCAGGTCATAGCCCGTGCGCAGTTCAGAACCAGCACGTTCAAACGCCTCCTCTACCAATTCGGTAAGGTCTAGATTAAACGCTGAGGTTCCTGAGCTTGCCATATTAGATCATTTTCCCACGGGTTTTGCCGCGTTGTGCGAGGCCATCGGCACGGCTGGAAGCTGTAACTTTACCGCCTTTTGCCTTTTTTTCAATCATACCTTTAGGAAGCGGAGCCTCGTCTTGGACGATGTAGTCTCTTTCGCCCCTTTTAATAGCTTCGCGTTCCGATGCAATAGAGCGGCTGAGCCCCTTTCCCTTAGCTTCGTATTCTTTGGGTCCGGGGTATGAAATACCCGACTGATTTAAAAACGGCACTAAATTCAACGCACCCGTTGCATACGACTTCAGTTTTGTTGAAGTTTTGCCGTGTTCTTTTTCATCGTCTTCCAGCTTGCGCAAATCACTTATATCAGTTGCTTTAGCCATTATCTAAATCCCGCTGTTTTCTTTGCAATTGTTTTAGGCTGTGCTACGAATTGTTTTCCGGCGGCTTTCCCGGCTCGCTTGGCTTTGGTCGTTGCAGCATACTCACTAGCGCTAAGACTTTTGATTGCAGCTTTTGGAAGGTAGCGCTCACCTGTGTCAGAAGATTTTTTACCACTTTTAGTTGTCCAATCTTGTTTGCCCCAGTCCTTGAGAGACTGTTGCGGTTTAGCCAAACCACCACCGGCCATTTTTTTCTTACCGGCACAGTGGGCCTTCTCTGAAAAACCTTTTGGGTTATCGCAGTCTATAGACTTCTTGCGTTTATCAGACCACTTAGTCACGGTACCCGCCACCTGCGGCTTTATACCGTTTAGCCATAACTTGAGCTTTACGTGCGGACCACTGCCCTGCACCCGTACCTACGATCGCCGCAGCTTTGACGCTGTTAAAAATCCGTTTGCGTAAATCAGGCTTCGTGTAGTTACCCGCCGCATTTACTTTGGATTTTACTTTGCCGCCTTCTGCATACATTTCGACCTTGTTCGGATCATCCTTACGAGTGATCGTCTTGCCTTTAGGCATCTTGGAGGGGTTGATGTTACCCATACCGCGACTGGCTAACATATCAGCACATCCCGCCGTTTTTCATGGTAATCATCTTACCCTTGGTCTTGCCACGGGACTCGATACCGCCGCCACGGATGGACCCACCCTTGGCCTTTTTTACGACTGGTTCATCCACTGGGACTGAATCAGGGTACGTCTTGGCTTTTGCCTGCTTAGGTGCGCTAGCCGCCTGTTTTGGCTTAGCTACAGGCTCGTCCACCGGAGTAGCGTCGGGGTATTTCATTTAGCAAATCTTTCCACGAGTTTTGCCTTTGGTAGCAATACCGTCGGCACGGGACGAAGCAGATACTGAACCACCCGAAGCGTAGCTTGAGCTAGCTTTAAACTTAGGCTTCATAGCATCGCGGGCAGCAGCCATCGGTGACCTTCTTGTAAAAAGCTCTTTAAACTCTGTGGCTCTGCGGTTCCTACGTTCGTCTAGGGTCTCGGGTTTTTTAGGAGCCATCGCATTGTCCATTGCTCTTAATTTTGAACCTGTATCCGAAACACCAGACGGCTTAGGTTTACGCATTGCAGGCGCAGATTTAACTGGGGCTTCCGCCTCAACTTTGAGGCTGCGCATTGCTGGTGTAGCCATTGCTTTCTCATCACGATCGCCTTCAGTCATTGCACGTTGGCGCATCGTCATTGCAGCTTCATTTGCCGCTTCTTCTTCAGTTTGATCTACGATACCGCGATTAGGATTACTAGCTAAGTCTTCTTCAGACATACCACCACGATCAAATCGTTTTGCACGTTTTTTAGTAGCCATTAGCACTTCCCACCTTTCTTCATAGTGACTTGAGTGCCTTTGGTCATGCCGCGCTTGGCGATACCGTCAGGCTTAGGGCTGGTTTTGACAGCGCCCATCTTGGTCATACCACCGGCTTTGAGGCCAGCGTGAGCTTTGGATGCAGGTTTAGCTGCGTGTTTCGCTAGAGCCGCTGGCATAGCACTCTTAGCGCCGTCTTTTTTCTTAGCAATCATTGCCATGAAGCCGGGGTTCATCTTAGTAGCCATAGTATCGCCGCCTTTCTTAAAAAGCTCTGTAGAGCCTTGGTTGGTTTTTGGATTGTTTACCTTCTGGAGATCAGCACGGTTGTGCCCACGAGTTGGAATTTTGATAGCCTTTGCAACGCTAGGTTTAGCTGGATTCTTAGGGTTCATTGGGTTAGCTTTCATCACTTACCTCCGGGGATTGCGTGAATAATCTGGGCTACCATTGCGCCTACTAGACCACCTGCACCACCAAACATCATGAGCACTTTCCAGCCGCCTTTGGCTTCCGCAAGTGTTGTATTGATGTTGGCAATCATGGTTTTAATCTCTGCCATATCAGCAGACATTTTGTCCATATCACTTTGAAGGTGCGCAATATCCGCTGCGTGTGTAGCGAGTTCTCTTGCAGTTGAAACAGTTTCGTTCATATCAGCATTTCCATCTAGCTAGTGAAGCAGCCTTACGAGTAGGTTTGCCTTTTTCGTCCTTCATTGGACCGGGCATACCAGACATACGGGCACAGAATGACTTCTTGCGAGCACCGCCTTGCGGCTGTGGCGCTTTAAGGTTTGATCCTGTGGCTGCGTTGTACTTAGCGCGGCCTTTAGCAGTCAGCCCAGCCCCTTTAGAGACCGGCAGCTTCTCGCCGCGACCTACCGAGAGAACCGGGCCTTTCTTTTTAGCCATAATAAATCTGCGTTGAGTCGATGTTGGTCATCAACGCATAAATGCCGTTAGCTGCAAGCACGCCCTCGCCCGGAATAACCGGCGCATTACTAAAAGTATCTGTTGAGTCTATTTCATAAGTCATCAACCAGCGCCCGCCGCCACTCACATATGAAGCCGCAGTAGAGGTGATGGACCCGCTATTGATGTCTGTAAGCGTAAATGTGCTTGACGAAGCAACAGTAATAACATAGTTGCCGTCTGTTGCTGACTGACTTGTATTGCTGTCAAAGTGGATGCCAACAACATCGCCTGTAGACAGACCGTGAGCCGTTTTTGTTACCGTTACTGTTGTGCCGGAACGAGCGTATGTAACGCTGGATGTTACCGGAGCAGTGGTGGTGTCAAACAACACTAACGTAGCGTCACTGCCGCTACCAAAAAACGAAACGCCTTTGACGCGATTTCTACCAAGAACAAAAAAACCGCTTTGGTTTAGATGTCCCTGTTTTACGTCTGTTTGCATCATAATCAATCTCCTTTAAAAACGGGGCCGAAGCCCCTTGAGTTGATTAGGAGTTTGCAAATGGTGTAGCCACAGTGCCTGTACCCAACACCGTGCCTTCAACCATGTACTTGTTAGCAGCGATTGCAAAAATTCTTACCCATGAACCTGCAACACCTCCAGTGGTAGTGCCATTCAAGTTGATGAAGTCGTTAGCGGCAGCAGCAAAGAAACCAACCAAAGCTGCGCCGTCTGCGTCAACGTCATTCATGGTGATTGAGCCAACATACTTGTCAGTACCGTTTGTACCAATTTTTAACGAGCTAGTTGCAATAGTTGTAGGAACCCAGATAGTGTACAAAACACCTTCGTTGTTGGCTGTATTAGGGTCTTGACCGGGGCCAGATGTGGCGGGGTCAGTCGTTACATTGATTGCGGGTAGCGTCAATGTCAGTGCAGCAGCTAAAGTGCCACCAACAGAAATAATGCGACCGCCGTGGGCCTCGGGGCTTAATGTAGTGCTGGTTGTAATTTCAACAACAGTAGCTGGGCCTTGTTGATAGACGCCAGTCAATGATCGAATCGGGCCTTGAAACGTAGAGCGTGCCATGATAATTTCCTTACATGCAAGTGAAGGTGTTCTGTCTGCATGTCGTCAGCCGGGACTGTCAGAACACCGGATAAGCCCGGATTAGCAGCAATATATCACTTTATTTGGGTGTATGCAACAAATAAAAAGGGCCCCCGAAGGAGCCCTTTCTAATAAGCCCGAGGGCTTAGGACGAACCGGGAGAACCGAATACGCCCAATGGGTCAGACCAGCCGAACGAATAACGCTCGCGGGACTTGTAACGGACGTTACCGGTATCGAAGTCACCGTCCATGCCATTTTGCAATGGGGTACGAACAAAGTGTTTCAAACCGTTAGGCACGTCAGTAGTCAAATACCAGCCGTTTGTGTCGGTCAAGAAGTGGTTGATGCAATAACCTTCAGGGATTGAACCATTGTTCTTCAATGCGTTGATATCGTTATCAGCAGTACCAACACGGAGGCTGGTTTCTAACAAACGAGTAGCAACGAACTGCAAAGCAGGGGGAACAATCAGCTTCTTAGGCTTAGCAGCAATCAGCAAACCGCGCTCATCGGTCCAAGCAGCGATCTGGATAACAGCGGCTTCCAAGGAAGTCTCGTTAAGGTCAGCGCCAGTTGTAGGACGATTGCTGTTAGTGCCGCCACCAGTCAAGGGGTGAGCAGTGCTGAACAAAGGTACGCCGTCACCGCCGTAGTACTGAGACGAGTTAGTGAAGCCGTTGTTGATAACAGCAGCAGCCTTAACTTGCTTGGTATACGCCATAGCACGAGCCAGACCTTTGGTGTAACGTGCAGACAGTGAGTCATACAAGTTATCTTCCACAGCTTCTTCAGTAATGGAGAAGCCCAAGGCGATGGTTTCGTGGTTGTAACGAGTTGTCCATGCTTCCTGTGCATTGTCATAAGCGATGGCTTGGCCCTCGTTCTTAACAGGTGCAGCAGAGAAACCAGACAGCTTTGTCTCTTCTTCAAAAGAACGCTCAGAGGTTTCAGTCTCGTAGAGTTCCTTGTGCTCTTCGCCGTAGCGAGCATATTCCAAACCAAACAATGCGTTCAATCCGGGTAAGAGTTCTTTAAGTAGTTGTGCGCGTGAAATAGCCATGATTTAGCTCCTTTTACAGACCAACAGCGTTGTCGTAAGAGTGGTATCCGGGGTTGAACTTCACCAGAATGTCAGTAAATGCGTCACCCACTACGGAGAACCCAACCATGTTTACAAAACCAACGACGCGGAAAGCGGCGGTAGTAGTAACAGCGGAAGAGCCAGCCACAACAGAAGCGGTAGAGTTACCTGTAGATGTACTACCGGTAGACACTGCACCTGTGGAGAAGAACACGTTTGAACCCAGAGCAGCTTGCGTGACAGAGCCAGCAGACTGAACTTGGAACACAGTGCGGTCGTCATCAATCACAAAAGCAACCGCATTCAGCGAGCTGGCTGGGTAGTATTGTGAAAAAACGGTTTGACCTTGTGCGTTAACGTAAGAGCAACCAACGAACACACCAACAGCGCCGGTGTTAGCAGTGCCAACAGGGAAGCCGTTTGTAGTTGCGTCAGCGCCAGTAGCGGTAACAATTTCAATGTACCCTGTAGATTTGACGTATACCAAACTTCCGTTATAGACGT